GAAGCCGATCCCGACTATGTGTATTACAATGCCGATATTGTGAATAACACGACGGACGACCAAACGAGCACGGGTGATGCGATCCAAGACCCGAACATCGTGTTCAACGAGACCCGTGATTACCCTATCATCAAGGACATCTCCAACTACAACTTCTCCATCGTGCGTTTCACGATGAACGGAGCCAACTTGGATCTTCCTCTCTTCATCCCGAGCATTCGGGAAGGCACGGGGCAGACGAACGTGAATCTCACGACCTACGGAATGTCTATCCCTCTCCAAACATCAGTAGTGGCTACGGGATCTCCTCCTACTCCTACGCTCTGGGTTCAATCTTCGCCGACGGCATTAGGAGAATACCGATACTATGTGGATGGAGCGGGAGTGAACCAGTATGTCCAATGTAAGTCGGCAAACAACGGAGGCAATAATGCCGAAGATTACACCAAGAATCCCGATCCAGCAATCAATCGGTATTGGTCAGTCTTTTGGATTCAGCTGGGTCCCACTGCTCCCGCCACCATCTCAAAGATCGTGAATGCTTACCCGACTACCCGCTTCATTGAATATCAACCACAGAACAAGAACCCCAAGACATCACCCGTTCCTCTCTCTCTTGCGAACTTGAACTTCAAGGGAACTTGGAGTTCTGGAACGCAGTATGCTGCTGGGGATGTGATCACAAAGACGGCAGTAGATCAGCGGTATGCGACTTACAATGGTCCCTTCTACCAAGCGATCACGCCCTCAACGAAGTGGGTTGCGGGAACGCAGTATCTACAAAATGCGTATGTCCTCTACGGAAGCGTAGCCTACTATGCGAAGTTGGCGAACTCATCTACAACCCCTCCTCCCAATGACTCAACGAACTGGGGTCTGGGTCCGCAGATTGCCGTTGATCCAGCGACATCATCGCAGTGGTCGGCTATCGGCGACAAAAAGGGTCAGCCCCAAGATCTCTACACGGATTACTACTGGGTCTACACTTACCAGAACTGGCTGGATCAAGTCAATCTCGCCATCTTTGACCCCAACGATCTTCCGTTAGCGGCGGCAGCGTCCCCTCGTTTCACGGCTGGATGTGCGATGTGCGACACCTACTATGCCTACTACGATGCGTGGGTTGTAGCCTTCGGCGATGGTAATAATTTCCCTTACGCTACATTCAAGGACTTCCTCAACGGCATCGGCGGAGGCGTCCAAGCCCCGCAGATCGTCTATGACCCGTCGTCCCAGAAGTTCTCGGTCTACTTTGACTCCAACGGCTTCGGTCAACGTCTCACGAGCTTTTCATCGGGAACAGATGAGTATTCTCTCTCATCAACGCCCTACTTCCAGCTCTTCTTCAACACGAACTTATACAACCTTTTTGGGTCTCTGCCTTTCTACTACTGGAACAACACGACGGCGATTGGAGGTCCTTTCGGCGATGGTGTTATTGCCCCAGCGGGTTATGTCTATGAGATACTCGTCCCCAACAAGTTCTACACGAACGTTGCCGACTATCGTCTCTCACCTTACGCTGGACAACCTTCTCTTGGCTATGTTCCTTACGCAGACTCCAATGTCGCAGAAGAGCCACTCTCCACCCTCAATCAGCAGAAGGTCTACTGGATTGTGTCCCAAGAAAGCACATCAACGGATACGCTCTGGTCTCCCATCTCGTCTATCGTGTTCGCCTCTGCTCTAATGCCCGTCCAGCCCGAGTCCAACTCCGCCCCAGTCATCATCGGGCAAGCGAACATTGGAAACTCGCAAGGCACCGCCAAGTCCGCCTTCACTCGTATCATCACGGATCTTGCTCTGGCGATGGACAAGGGTGCTGCCTCTTGGAAATCGTTTATCTACTATGTGCCGTCTGCCGAGTATCGTTTGAGCGATTTCCTCGCATCCCACCAGCCTCTATCGGGAGTGGATGTCCAAGTCTTCTGGAAGAACCGCCTCAACAACCAGCTCTACCCGATTGCGATGACGAATCTTTCCAGCGTCTCCTTCAAGATGATGTTCAAGAAGAAGAACCTCCCCACCAAAACAGAGGAATGGGGAGCGTGAGTGTCCTCCAAAACTTTCTGTGAATAGAAGTATAAACCAAGATGAGTGCCGACATTGAGAAGATGGCGGTGTTTGACTCCCGTATTGTCCAGTCCCGCCCTCGTTATGCCGTTGAGAAGGGTGCCCTCTCGCTGACGAATGCTCCGTTCAACGCCATCTCGGCGACCTCGTCCCAGCACACTTACAACATCTACGTTCCCAGCGAGAACGTGTTCGTAGATCGTGGTCTGGAATGGTCTTCCACCGTCACGATGACGTCCGTTATTACGACACCCGACGTAAACACCTACACGCTCGGCTTCCCTCTTGTCGTTCCTGGCGTTGATTTCGCCCTCACGGCGTTCCCGCTCAACTCGCTCTGCTCCACGACGACTGCGACTATCAACGACACGACTTCCGTCATCAACTCCCAAGATGTCTTGAAGGAGGTGCTACGCCTCACGGACTACAAGAAGAATCGTCTCCAACGCACTTGCCCGACGATGCTGGACAAGTATCAGTGCTATGACGATGCCTATGGTATGCCCAACTGCCCGCTCAACGGCTACGGCACGGCGATGGACTACGATGGTGTCCAGAATGGTGCGTTCGGGCAGATTGTCTTCACGGACTCGCAAGGTCGCCCGCTCCAAGATGGACTCTACTATGCGAATGGTGTTCAAACTGCGGATAGTGGTGCCCGTCCCGCTCTCCAAACTAATGGTCTCTACCAGTGTATCAATGGTCTGCCTTGCCTTGCTGCTTCAACTGCTGGCGACAGCAACCCCGACGGAGGCACCTCTTTCACGATCTATTACCAGTGGACTTCAACGGAGAAGATCGTCCTCTCGCCCTTTACGTTCAGCGATGTTCACGAGTGGGATACGGGTCTGTTCGGCATCAACAACATCCAGCTGATTATGAACTTACAATCACCCGCCCGTATTGTTCGCTACTCGGGTATGCGTTGGGCTATCGGTGCCCAGTCTTATGCTGCTGGGTCTACTCGTGGTCTTGGTCCACTTGCCTCGCTCGGTAGCACGCAGTTTGCGACGTCGTCTCCTTTCTTGAAGTCGGTGGTCAACGTCCAGTTCCTCACGCCTTCGCTGGATGTTCCTCTACCGCCCAAGTCCGTCGTGCCGTATATGGAGTTCCCTCGCTACATTACAACGGCGGGAGCACAAATCCCCATCGGTCAGCCCCAGCAGATCCAGTCGCAGACGATCACACTGCCCCAGATCCCCGATCTGCTCATCGTGTATGTGAAGGCTGTCCTACCCGATGACTCCACAAACGGAGCCAACAACACGAACATCGGCGACTTCTACCTCCCGATTGCGTCTCGTGCGTGGGGTGGTGTCGCCAATCCTCTCTCGGTCAACTTTGATAACTTCTCGGGTCTGCTCTCGTCTCACACGGCGGAGGANCTCTACGCGATGTCCGTCAAGAATGGTCTGGATCAAGATTGGCTCTCTTGGACGGGCAGTGCGTTCGGCGGACAGAACACTTCGGGTTTTCCCACCGTCTCTTTGGGTGGACTTGGTAGCCAGCTGGCTGGTTTCAACCCGCCCCAAGCCCTAACGGGTGCCCAGTCTTCTCTGGTCGGTTCTATCCTCGTCCTCAAACCCTCGCAAGACATCACCCTACAAACTGGACAAGCACCGAGTTTGGTGGGGAACTTTACCCTCCAATTCAACCTCTCCGTCTACAACAACACTGGTCAGCTCGTCACGCCCCAGCTCTACGTCATCACGGCGAACTCTGGGTTCTTTGAATCCATTCGGGGCAGCAGCCGTATCATCAAGGGTGTATTGAGCGAGCAAGACATCATTGGTGCTCCTCTCGCCCCGACGGCGACTCGCCAAGAGCTCTGCCGTTATGTCGGTGGCTCTGGTCTGCTCGGCTCTCTCGGCAACATCCTCTCCAAAGTCAAGGGTCCCGCTCTGGAACTCNTNAANGAGGCGGGTATGGCTGCGGGTAAGGAACTCCTCCATCACGGCACGGCGTTCGCCAAGAAGAAGCTGGGTCTCGGCGTGAGCGGTGGCGATATGAGCGGTGGTGCGATGAGCGGTGGTCGCACCCGCAAGGGACTGGATGCCCGACTGATGTAAAGCACTCGTCATCTTCACCATAAAGTCAAAGTAATCTAACGTGTTCTCCCTTCGCATTCTGCGGAGGACTTTATCAAGCATATATAACCTTATCAAGAATACAAATGAGCATCCAGCTGGATTCTCACTTGTGTTGTAATGATCTTCGGTTTGTGTATTCTTACTGCTCTACCAAAGGATATGAATGGCGAGATTGTTCGGTGATGTCTTATTCGCCTTCCACTCACCCTTTATCTTCTCCGCCCGAGCACGATACAACTTTCGCTTCTTCTCTGCCGTCCCTTTCGGCACTCGTCCCGCTTTCTCTTCGGCAGACCATAGGAGGAAGTCATTGTAGTGTTTGAGCCCAAACTTCACGCCATCGTAATCAAGCTTGTGCTTTCCGTCGGTCGCCAGTTTGAGTTTCTTGGGATCTAATCCGTATGCCTTCGCTTTGGCTCGTGCTTGGCGAAGATATGTGGAACGACCCAGTCCCAGATGTTTTACGACACCATACTCGTCATCTACTTCCTCTGCTCTTTCTGTTGCTGGACGAGGAGGAGGAGGGAGAGCTCGTAATAGCGGTGGTATGGGGCGAGGAGGAGGAGGAAGAGGAGCGTATAAAGGAGGAATCATCCGAATCGTGTGTTGGGCGTTCGGTCCTCCCATATTTTCTACAACATATTGATCGTGCGTCTTCGCATAATGAAGGAGAAAATCGTGGAATGGTCTGCGACCTTCTTTCTTTGGGATAGTAAACCTTCCAGTATCCGCTAACGTTTTGTTTAGGTTATAAATCCAAGTGTATTCTCGGGTTCCACCACGCATACCGCCTTCTTCGCCTTCTTCTATGGGTTGTAGATG